CTGTAACACCATCTGTAACGGTTACACCAACAAATACACCATCTAAATCAGCACTAGCTACTAGATATGCAATAACAATAGGATGGGGAGCAAGTGAAAGTGCAGCTTGTGTTGAGCAAAATGAAACATGGTACTTTAATACTAACAGCTTTAATACAGCCTCACAAGTATGGGCATCATCAACAACAACATCACAACCATCAGCTAGATACTTTAGTAGCGGAGTTAAAGTTAAATACTGGAATGGTTCATCGTTTGGATCATTATTATTATGTGGATTTGAATAAAATAAAATATGAAAAAGTTGCTTAGTAACATAAAATACATTAACTTAAATATTTATAATAAACTGTAAATGGGATTCTTAGGATTTAAATATCAGGTAGTAGGGTTTAAAAATACACCAACAGGTAGTACTCAAGGAGCTATAGCCGATGCTGGTCCATTTTTTGTCTATATAAATTCAGAAATTGCAGCTAATAAAGTTTTAGGTCCTAATGCAAATGGGGAAGAATTTGGAGGATGGGATTATACTGCTTCAGCTCAAGGAGAATATGCTGATATAGTAGATGAATACTCAGGTAATTCCTTAATGACAGGTAGTGTGACTATTGGAGGAACAACTTATAAAAATGTAATAAGTAAAGATTCATTAAACGGAGGTATTACTTTAACAGCTGGGCAAGGAGTTAATTCATGGATATTTAGAAGTGTTAGTGAATGTACTAATGATTTTACATTTATACCTCCTACACCTTCTGCTACAGTAACCCCATCGTCTACTCCATCACCATCTGTAACACCCTCAGTATCTGTAACACCTAGTAGAACACCATCAACATCCGTTACGCCATCAGTATCTATAACTAGAACACCCTCAGTATCTGTAACACCTTCTGTAACACCTAGTGTATCGGTAAGTGCTACACCTGGAGCTTCAGTAACACCGTCTATCAGTATAACCGCAACTCCATCTGTATCTGTTACACCATCTGTAACTGTAACTAGAACACCAAGTGTATCGGTAACTCCATCTGTAAGTATTTCTAATACACCAGGTGTTTCACCAACACGTACAGCTTCAGCTACTCCTTCAGTATCTGTTACACCATCAGTAACCTCAACACCGTCGAAATCTGTAACACCATCTGTATCCGTAACTAGAACACCAAGTGTGTCGGTAAGTAGAACTCCATCAGTATCTGTAACACCTTCTGTAACACCTAGTGTATCGGTAAGTGCTACACCTAGCGTATCTGTAACACCTAGTAAGTCTGTTACTCCTTCACAATCAGCTCTTAATTTAAGCGGTATACAATTATACTACCATGCTGGTTCATTTACAAATGCTTGTAACACTGTAAGTCAAACCGGTTATTACCACGATGGACTATACGCTCCAGCTCCACAAGCAGGAGATAGAATATATAATAACTCAGTTGGTTCATCAACAGCTGCTCAAGGATACTACGCTTTAGTATTAGGTGGAGGTAGCGATGATGCATTTATTGTTAACTCATCTGGTTATGTACAAACAGTAAGCGACTGTAGTGACTATTGTATTGTAGAAGGAACACTAGTTAGCACAGATAGCACAAACTCAGTAGCAGTACAGAACTTAAACATAAACCAAAATATACATTCTAAAAATATAACTGGACTATTAGAATCAAATAGCTCAGAGACATTACAAAACTGGGAGGCAGATACTATAGACGGATCAGCTTCAACAGCTAAAGTAATTAGTAATGAATCAAGCAATCCAAATAGAGTATGGAACTTTAATAACGGTTTATTAAAAACCACTATGAGCCACATACACATAGTTAAAAGAGGTACTAAGTGGAGAATGCAAATAGCAGCCAATGTACAAATTGGAGACTATTTTGAAGATATTAACGGTGATTTAGTAGAAATTGTTTCTATTAATATAGAAGACTTTACCGGAACAGTCTATAAATTAAATGTGGAAACCGATGATGTTTATTATGCAAATGGAATATTAACACATAACTTTAAGTAATGCCAATTAATATATTAGAATTTTCGAATCAAAAGCCTCAAAACGGTACAATAAATATACTGATGTCTTCTTCAAATATTGTTGGCGCTAGTTTAGTTGATTATGTTGTTAGGGCCGTATCGATTCCATTTGAAAGTGATAATGCAATTGAAGTAGAAGGAGCCTTAAACCAGCTGAATGACCTTACTATCTTTATGTCCTCATCAGGACAGTTAACACAATCACCTTCAAGGTTAGACTTTAGAGCGTTAAACCTAACTAGAAAGACTGGATACTATTTTATACAATTTGATAGATTAGAAGCTCAAGGAAATAACGGACTATTATTAAGCGCATCTACATATACTGAAGGAGATCCTTTCTTTAATAACCTTATAACAGGAAGCGGTAATACAGTAGATAAGACTGTATTTTTAGAACCTTTTGTAGAAGGTAGAATAGACTTAAGTGAGTATCAAGCAAATGAAAATAATGCAACAGATCCTATACCATCTAGATTTAGATTTGTTGTAGACAGAGATAGAAGTCAATTACAACCAAACAACCTTGAACAGATAACAGCAAGTTTAGAAAATGCAACCTCTAGAAGCTTAGAAGCTAACGTACAAGAAAGTAACTACTCTTCTACTGGGTGGATAAACGGTAGGTATAATGGATCAAAAGCATTTGCAATTGGAAGTAATTACAACCCAGTAGGAGACCAAGCAACAACCTCAGACTTTTTTGAAGATACACCTTCTTTATCGTTTATATCTTTTCAAGGATCCAGACATGATTTCTTTGCAAATGATAGTACAATTAAAGAAATTAGTCCTAGTGAGAGGTCGATAGAAACATTTTATTTTAATTTTAAAGATGCAGAAGTAGAAAGAATATTTTATAGTAGTTCAACTAATACTCCTATATATAATACTATTAATAATGATTCATCTTCATTAGGACAAGCATTCTTTACCGAATATAGTAAATACCCAACATCAGGGAGTCATATTTATGACTACGATGAAAGTATAAGAAGATACGTACGTGTACCTAGTTCTAAGGTTTTTGTTCTAGAAACAGGTAGGGTAGTATCAACAAATGAAAAAGGAGCTCTGATTAGTAGCTCTATAGAATAATAGTAGATTTTTAATAATGAACATATTTATAATAAATTAATTAATAACAAAAATGGGATACTTAAATAATTCAGTAGTAACCGTTGATGCAATTCTTACCAAAAAGGGTAGAGAATTACTTGCACGAGGGGACGGTTCCTTTAAACTAACACAATTTGCATTAGCAGATGACGAAATAGATTATACTTTATATAATCCAAATCATCCCTCAGGTTCTGCATACTATGGAGAAGCTTTAGAAAGCATGCCTCTATTAGAAGCGTTTCCAGATGAAACTCAAATAATGAAATATAAGCTAACTACTCTACCTAGAGGTACTTCAAAAATACCTGTGCTAGATTTAGGTTATGCTGCTATAACATTAAAACAAGGAGCTTCTTTAGCAATTACCCCTCAAACGCTAAACTATCTTGGATCGACTAACACATTTGAAGCTAACGGATATTCAGCAACTATAGCAGATGCTAGAGTATTAGGTACATTTACAGGAGTAGGTGTTAATACAGAGGAAGCTGAAAGATTAAATAACACAGAAACTATAGGTACTAATATATCTAAGACTGTAATTGGAACATCACTTAACTTAACTGCTACAGCAGTAAATACTTTATTTGGTACAGTTACAACTCTGCAGACAACTATCACTGTGATCGGAAGAGATTCAGGAGCTAGAATTACAATACCTGTAACTATTACTAAAACTAATTAATATATAAAAGATGTCATATAAAAGATTTGATCCACAAGATGTAGTAATAAGTGCTGAATCTGTTACATCAACAGTTTTTAGTAACGGAGTTACTGAACAAGCAGTCTTCATTACGTCTTCCACTCAGGTAGCAGGAGCTTCAGGAGAATATTATTATAACGTATACCAAACAGCAAGTAACGATTCTACAGCTGCAGTTCAATTTTCTTTAGCTTATGCTGATGAAAAAGGCTCTGGTTCAGCATACTTTAATCAATCAGTAATAGGTTCAACGCCTAGTTCAACAGTATTTGGCCAATATAGATCATTAGTATTGGGTAATGAAGAAAGTAGTTTTATATTTGGAGATTTTTCTGGTTCGCATTTTTATGCAATATCACTTGAAAGATCTAGATACAAAGAAAAGCTTCTACCAGGTACGTTAGCACTAACTTTAAAATCACCAACAGATGCAAATGAGCGAATTGTACTAACCGATAATAGCAACCAGGTTACAACAACCACATTTACAGACGCAGGTAGAGTATTCGAAATTGTTACAGGTTCTTTAGGGAGTGTTGTAACTACGGGTAACTTTAACAATAGTAGTGGTTTTACTAAAGACGGTAATTTTGGTTCGTACGGTAAATTTTTACCAGATGTAGGACTTATATTATTAAATGGAGCAGCACTAGATGCCACAGGCTCAGCAGGAGGTATTTCATTAGGAACAACTAGAGGTAATAACGCAAACGGAGCTAACCCGGGTAAAGTATTTAATGCAATAGTAGATGGAGCTTCTTTTAAACTTAATGGTGAAGAAACAATATCATCTAACTTAGTATTTGTTAGAGCTAGAAACGCAGAATTTAATTATTCATCTAATCCATCTAACACTAGTGGATCTGGAGAATTAAGACATGATGTAATGATTAACAGTCCTCAAGCTTATTTAACAACTGTAGGACTTTATAATGATAACAACGACCTATTAGCAACCGCTAAACTATCTAAACCTCTTTTAAAAGATTTTACAAAAGAAGCATTAGTTAGAATAAAGCTTGATTATTAATGAATGAGCGCCTACAAAAAACTAAACAAACAAGATGTCTATGTAACATCCTATGTAGCGCATAAAAGCTACAATGCCATTTCACAAAGTGGGGATGCTAATTTGCTCCAAACATACGGAGTTGACACCTTTTTTGCATACAGTAGCTCAGGGGACTATTTTAAATCTCCATTTGATATAATAACAACATTAAATGGAAATTCTGTAAATACAACTTTAGCTTTTAAAAGCATTAACCAGTTATACTATTCTAATTTTATTTCTGGAAGTACTTTATCGCAATCAGGGTCATTTGATAATTACCTTCAATCAGGATTTAGAACTGGTTCTCGTAAATTATCAACAGAAGCAGCAGTAATATCAATACCTAGAAATCACATAGGTACACATATTAAACCCAACTCTTTTATATTAAAGAGATCAGGTTCAGTAGCTTTTGCAGCATATTCAGGATCATTTTTTGAAGGTGGAGATGCAGATGATGCGGATGGAGATTATATGGTCGGAGACTATATTCAAGAACCTCTACTAGAAGAACTATTAAGAACTGGTGATGGAAGAGAGTATATAGATGATGGTGAAGGAAATTTAGTTATATCTGCTTCAGCAGGACTAAACTTTACTAGTAGTTTAAAATTAGGAGATGTTATTTACCCTCACGGGGTAATAGTATTAACTTCTGAGAGTGTAACAAATTTAATAAATCAGGATTTAGATATTAGCTGGAAAGCATCTCATCCTATTTATACTTATAATATACGTTGTAAAGTTAAGGATTATGAATTAAACTTTTCACAACATCCATCAGCAATAAAAAACTCTGATGGAGTAATAAAAGATAATGTTACAGGGAGTGACTTTAATCCTTATATTACAACAGTAGGATTATATAATGACTCAAGTGAATTATTAGCAGTAGCTAAATTAGGTCAACCCTTACCTAAATCAGAAAACACTGATATGACATTTGTAATAAAATTAGATATGTAAATTAATTAACTATGCCTGAAATTAAATTAAGAGTAGTAAAAGGAAGTGCACTTACTCAGACAGAGATGGATAACAATCTCCGTTTTATGATAAACTCTTCCTCAGTTAATCCACAAACAGGTGATTTATCATTATTTACTTCAGAGAGTTCAAATCCTGAAAAAGTAATAGATGCATCTCCATCATGGACTAACTATAGCGGCTCTATAAACGGAACAAATGTAGCTTCCATAACTGGCTCTTTAGTAATAACTGAAAATATAACAGCTCAAGAATTTCATACAGAGTTTGTTTCTTCGTCAATTATACAACAATCTGGTTCTACAGTATTTGGTAACGATTCACAAGATCTACATCAATTCTCAGGTTCAATAGATGTTACTGGAAGTTTATTAACTTCTGGTTCATTTACTTTAACCAATACTGGTGGTACAGCAATGACTATAAAAGACGGGCATATTATACTAACAGAAGTATTAGGAACCACTTACGCTAACGATACAGCAGCAGCAACAGGTGGTGTACCAGTAGGAGGATTATATAGAAATGGAAACTTTGTACAAATCAGATTAACCTAGAATTAAATGAGTCAACCTTCACATTTAACCGGTTCCTTATTCGTTACAGGATCAATAACAGCCTCATTAGGCTTTGATGGTTTAAGTAATGTATTTTCTGCATCAGCACAAATAGATCATGATTCAACTACAAACTTTGTAGCCAACGAACATATTGATCACTCAAGTGTAAGTATAACAGGAACAGGAGCTTTATCCGGTGGAGGAACTATTGCAGCTTCAAGAGCAATCGCACTCGATACAACATCAGCTACTTTTACTAATGGAGTTGTTGCTTCATTACCAGGAAGCTTAATATCTAGCTCTGCTCAAATTACAGCATTAGGATACTCTACTACTGATAATGAGTTAACTACTGAAGAAGTACAAGATATAGCAGGAGCACTTGTAGCAACTGGTGGTACTAAGACAGGTATCGCGGTAACTTATGATGATGCTAGTAACAATATGGATTTTGTTGTTACCTTCCCTCAACAAACAGCAAACGACTTTACAAATACTTTAAAATCTAAATTAGATAATATTGAAGCATCAGCAACCGCTGACCAAACAAAAGCTGATATTAATGCATTAGATATTACAGAGCTTGGCACAATTTCAAGCGGTGTATGGCAAGGCACAGCAATTGCTTCAGCTTATTTAGATGCTGATACAGCACATTTATCAACAGCACAAACATTTACAGGTGAGAAAAAATTTGCAACAGATGTAACTGTATCCGGTAGTTTAATAGTATCTTCATCAATTGGAGATAATCCTTACGGTATAAAAGTATTAGGAGCAATATCATCATCAGGGGATGTAATTGCCTTCCAGTCTTCAGATAAAAATTTAAAAGATAATATTCAACCAATTGAATCTCCTTTAGAAAAAATATCTAAAATTAGTGGAGTTTCATTTGATTGGAATAATAAACAGGACCTCTATACAGGTCGTGATATAGGAGTAATAGCTCAAGAAATTGAATCTGTTCTCCCAGAAATAGTACAAACCCGAGAATCGGGAATGAAAGCAGTACGTTATGAAAAAATTGTCGCGTTATTAATTGAAGCTATTAAAGAGCAGCAGTTACAGATAGACGAGCTAAAAACTCGTTTATAGCGACCAGGATATAATATGGAAAACATGCCAACAGTACCTACTTGGATGCACCAAGGAAGGTTTATCACATCTATTTCAGATATGCCAGAAGGAACTTACGGGTTCATTTATGAAGTATGGTATAAACCTACCGACGTAAGATATATTGGGAAAAAAGTACTTTACTTTGAAAGAAATAAAAGACTGGGTAAAAGAGCTCTTCAACAACTTAAAGAAGAACGAGCAAAAAAAGGACTGAAAGGACGAACACCTCTTAAACAAAAAATAGTTACTGAATCAGACTGGAAAGAATATTTCGGATCTCAAAAAGAAATATTAGAACTTTCTAAAAAAGATAAAGCAGGAGAGAGTTGGGAAAAGAAAATATTAGAGTTTGTACCAAATAAAAAACTTCTTACTTATTACGAAACTAAATACCTAATGGTTAATCAAGTTTTAGAAAATAAATATAGTACACATATTAACGATAATATATTAGGAAAATTCTACCGTAAAGACTTTATAGTAACTAAATAGACAGCTAAGTAGCTCCTCTACTTTATACCGTATTTTTTAACGTATCTACTTTATATAATATAAATGTATATAAAATTATTTAAAACGCGTAGAGACGGTTTTATAAAATTAACAACTTTTTAATAAGTATACCGGGTTAAAAGCTATTTATATTAAAATAAAGCAATGAATGTAAATTGTAACTGTAAATTATGTAACTGCGGCTCTTCATGTAGCTGTACTTGCTGCGACTGTTAAAAGTATTAGATATGCCTGCAAAGTTAAAACCAAGTACTAAAGAATACGAAAGAGATGCAAAAGGCAGAATGTCAAACCGATGGAGGTGGGTACACTATACACCATCTAGTACGTCAACAGCAGAGCTAAAAAAAATGTTTGAAGGTTCAAGCTTTAAGAAAAAAAAGAATATAATAAAAAAAGAATTAATAAAACGTAATGAAACTATCTGATATAATTTTAGAACAAAATAGATACAACGACGACGGTTACGATGAAGGAGATATCAAACTAATGGGCGATATGATTTTACCTACCGATAAAATGGTTGTATTACAGGCAGAAGAAGATACGTACAACAGAGGATTATTAGTAACTAGCAAAAAAGATAAAAGCTACGATGTAGCATATTGGGCAGATGATAAAACTAAACCCTACCCTATAGGAATAGAAATAGACGGTAAAGAAGTAGCTAAAGATGCTAAAATAATTAAATTCTTATTTCACCCAGAGATGAAAGAAGGGAAAGATAAGGCTAAAGAAAAATTTGAAGCTAATCATAATAAGTATAAGAATACTACTAACTCATGAAACTAACCAGTATAATATTTGAAGGCTTTAGAGAAGATTTTAGTACAGTAAATGGAAAAAAATATACTGCAAATTGGCTAGGTAATGCAGATACATTAGATGACTTTTATAAAGCAGTAGATAGAATACCAGATACTATTGAAAGTATTAAAGTTCCTATTAATACCAAATTATTTAGTACTGATCAAGACGAAAAAAAAATTATACCTGAAGGTGATTGGAAACAGAATGTTAAAACTATAATTGCTCAGGTAGTTGAAGCGCATGAAAAAAAAGGAAATAAGTTGGAGGGTATAAGGATTAGTTCTTATTTTAGTATAGGACCTAAAGGCGCTGATGAGCATCCTATCTATGTTAGTATAGATAC